TGCCAAGAATATCCTTCGAGGAATCCTCCTGCCAGTCATATTCCATGCTGGAATCTGTGACGCGCGTACCGAAGGGCGACCACGTGGGGGTTCCAGTTTCGCCCGTGTTGAGACACGCAATCAGAAGTTCTCGGTCTACGGTCTGCCCCGCCGTGGTGTTAAAGGTCATATCAGCCATTTTTAATCACCTCGTAGTTCATTTTCATAAGGATTTGATGATCCTCGTCTCCATTTTCATACATGGCGAAAAGAGAGGATCGCGTTGTCGGCTCAATGCGAATGACGCGCCGGCCGTCGCCAATGTCAGGCGGTGTTTCGTTTGCCGCCCAATCGCCCAAAGCATTGAGCAGCTCGTCAGCTTTGAGCCGTTTATCATTGCTATTCCCCGGTTTCATGCGGTAAATGACCTTGAATTGGTATTCCGCCTGATATCCTCCGAGAATGTATTTTTGTACGATGTATGCCGCCTGAATCGTAGACAGCGCCATCGCCGCAGCATCGGCGGGAAGAAATTCGAACCGAATCAAATCGACCGGCTTGTCAGGAAACGTGTTTAACCACGCAAGCAGCTTTCGGGAGACTTGATCCTCTTCCGCTGCCGAGACCGTCTTTTTAACCTGTTCCGTACTTCTTCACCGCCTTTTCTGCTACACGCGCCCACTTATCAAGGTTCTGTGCTTTTGATGCTTCACACCAATGTGCTTGAGCTTGTGGGTGCGCTGTGTGGTTGAATACTAAATTTCGGTCAGTCACGACCTTTGTGCCGCCTTTCGGCGCGTATGTGCTGCCGGTATTCGGGTCAACCATGACTTTCCCGTAATACAAGAATCTCGCGTAAGGGCCGGGGTAGATGATGTCGTTGCCAACTACCCTTGTGCGCTGCGTTAACGAGCCTGTAAGCATCGGAACAAAAGGCTGAGTGTCTTTCTCCATCTGCTCGGCTAAAACGTGTTCTGCGCGCGTACACGCCTTTGCAATGGTGGCCCTTACAGCGTCCATTCCATCGGTATGCACGGAAAACTTGATGCCCATTACGCACCTCCGACTTCCCAGTGCTGCATATCGGTGCTACCGTAGTCCATAGCGTCAACCTTGGTCACGTTGTAGCAGCCGTCCTGTGCCATAGCCACATCCTCTTTGTCGGTGACAAACTCGCCTTTCACAAAGAACGTCAGCCCGCCGTTACCGTTCACAGACAGTGTCCACAGCCCGGACTTGTCCGCCGCCGCAAGAAACGCCTGCGGGGGCGCGTAGGTCTTGGCTTTGCCAGTCATGCCGTCCACCGCTTTCACGGAAAACGGAATGTATAGGTTTACCGCGTCCGCGCTCTCAAGCCCGCTTTCACGCACGTTGACCGCTTTGCTGGCTTGCAGCATAACACCTCGCAGGATTGTGGTATAGACCTTTTCGACCTCATCGAGAGTTGCCGGGTCGATCTCCTGAACGATGTTGTAAATCGTTACAGTATGGGGGAACATGGACATGGCCCATACCCCCTCGCTTTTAGAAGTCCATACGGTGCAAGATACATCATGACCGCTTCGCGCTTTCTACTCTCGATAAGCTGCACATCCGTCGCAGACACATTTTTACTGTCAAAGCTGCGCGTCCACGCGCCTACCGTTTCGCTCGATACGGCGCGCTCAGTGTCCGTCGAGACCGCATTGAGTTTGTTGCTGTCTTGAATGATCTCAGCCAAAGCACACACAGCGTTTTTGACCGCATCCGCCGCATCGCCAAACGCATTCTTGGCTCGGCCCATCGTAACGTAATCTACATAAGCGGATGCTTTTACTGCAAGAGCCGGAAAGATATCTTCGGTCAGAGACCCACCCATGTAAACCGTTGCATAATAGATATAATCAGCGTACGCCATGCGCAGCCTCCTTTTCTGGCCCCTCCCCCACCGTCACGGCAAACCGTTCAGGCAGGGGAGGAGGTAACAGCTTACTTGCTCGTGTCAGACGCGATAAACAGGCCGTTCGGGTTGGGAACAACCGGGATGAACAGGCCGCTTGCCTTCGTCCAAACCGCAACGGGGTCAGGCGTAGCCCACTGGGTAACGGTAATGTACTGGTTGGCGCTCTTTTCGTTGTACTGGCCGTAATCAGCCTCTTCGGGAGTAACGCCCCACAGGCCTGCGCCGAAAGAAGCGGAAGTGCCGTTGGAGAGGAACGCGATCTTGTCATCGGGGAAGAAGCGCTTGGTGGTCTCCTTACCGCTCGAAGTCTGCGTCTTATAGCGCAGGTCGTTCGTGGTAATGGTGCCAAAGCCGAACATGGACATAAACAGCGCACTGAGGCGGTCGGTCGGAACATACGTACCGACGCCAATGCTGCCGTAGATCATCGTCTGGATGCCCTTGTTGGACGACAGCTTGCGCAGAATCTTGTTGGAAAGCACAACCTCGGTAAGAGTGTTGCCGCTGTCCGCTGCATCATCGACGATCGCGCGAAGCTGACCGATGATATCCGCATCAGCGCTCAGATCGAGCTTGTAGCCGATATTGCTGGCGGGAACGCCGTAGTCGACCGTCATGTTAAGGTTGTTTTCCTTGATGGTCATCTTGCCGGTGGCGAGGACTTCCATCTTGGCGACCTCGGTGCGAACCTTGACCGCATCGGCCATCAGACGCATATCGTCAAAGACATAGCGCACAACGGCGTCATCGGCGTACACGCCGTTTTCGGTCAGCAGGCGGACGCGCTCGGTCTGGTTGATCTTGCGCTTGATGAGCAGCTTTTCAACTTCGGTCTTGTCGAACACAGGGCGAGAGCCAATCTCAGCCTCAGTATCGAAAGCGTGGACAGTTGCCATCACAGGAATGGTCGCGCCCGCAGCAAGGCGGAGATACTCAGCCTTGATGTTCTCGGTCTTCTGGTCGGGGAAAATGCGGTCGCCGATGTAGGCAGGACGCGCAACAGAAAGGTTCTGCGAAAATTCCAGACGCTCAGCGTCAGAAATAAGATTCAGAATATCAGCCATAGATTTTTACCTCCTTACTTAGCCGTTTGCAGTCCAGACGGGATACAGGGTCACGTCACCGGTCATTTCGACCTCAGAGACCGCCGCGCCGCCCTTGCTGGTGCTCCAACCGGTCTGGGTGTTGTTGCTCTTGGTCAGCGGATAGCTGGTGGACACCTTTGCAACAGAGCCATCAAAATAGCTGTTGGAATCCACAGGGACATCGCCGGTACCGTCATTCTTGTCGTAAGTCACGGTATAACCACGAGTAACGGCGGGCGCATCAACAAAGACAATGCCCTTGCCCTCAAGCGCGGTTTTTGCTGCCGAAGCAATATTCAGGCCGTCAGAGAGGACGCGACCAGCCACGAGGACAGAACCGGGCATATTGCCGTTGGTCACGTCGACCGCTTCAAAGACGATACCTTCCGCACTGCTGTTGTTAGACGGGAAAACAGTGCCGGGGGCGACGGTCTTATAAATGCCATCCTGCACGCCAAGCGTCGCAGGAATTTCACGGGTCTTCAGCACGAGGCCGACTTCGCTTTCGAGAAAGTTCGGGCGCGCTGCGCCGGAAATGTTAGTCACAAAAGACATACGTTAAATTCACTCCTTCGTTGTAGTCTGCGCATACTGCGCATTAAACTGTTTTGCGAACATTGCGCCCTTGCCTTCGTTTGCGGGTGCGCCTCCGGTACCGACAGGCTTTGCAAAGCTTGGCGCGGGCTTGCCGGTCTGAAACGCGGACGGATCGGCTTCGGTCTGTGCCTTATGCCACTCTTCAAAGCCATCAAGCAAGCCATCTTTAAGCTCAAGATGTTTTTCTTTGAGGTCGGCAAAATAGGCCTTTTCCGCAGCTTTTGAGGAAAACTTGATACCCTTATCTGCAACAGCTTTTTTCATTGCATCGTCATAATCGCGGTCGGAAATCTGCGCTTTATAGTCGCCAGTATCCTTGTCGTACTTTTCCTGCAATTCTGAAAGCTGCTTCTTGAGGGTCTCCACCGTTTCGCCGGTTCCTTTTTCCTCGTACTTCTTGTTTTTTTCTACTTCCGCGTCCAGTTTGGCTTGGACAGTTGAAAGCGCCTTTGTGATTCGCCTGTCAAACTCCGCCTTATAGATGGGGTCAGCCAGTATTTCATCAAAAGTCATGATTTCGTCTGCCATTTTTATTCTCCTTTTATTTCCACAGCGTCATTCCCCGCTGCGTATTACAAAAAAGAGCCAAACAACACGCTTTCGCGTAATGTTTGGCTCAAATTGCCACTTCTTTTGCCTCGATTGGCAAACGGATATATTTAATTACAGTCGCTTTCTGTTTTTAATGCTTCCCTTTTTTGCCGCGTCGTATTGTTCTTCTGTCCATCCGTACGCCTTACAAAACAAGGGCTTTCCCTTTTCCATCGCAGCATTGTAGTCTTTAACAGAATAGGACTTTGCGCTAACAAGTTTAATGGACGCGGGATCAAGCAGAGGCTCTCCATCGCTACCCACTCCGGAAACCTTACCGGTTACTCGATATTGATACTTGAACGGGTACTTAGGGCTTTCCCAAACGGATACGCCATCTTCTTTTTCCCCCGTCATGTGGTTGGTGGACACGCGCATAGTCCCATTCTTGAGATATTCAATCTCTTTAGGGTTATCGGTTCCTCGGTAAAACTGCCCTTCCTTTTGATAGCCAGCAAGTCTAAGCGTCTCCGCTTCAATAATGCCGCTTATCTTGTAATATGTATCATTATTAAAGTCGTGGTCTCTTAAGACAATTCGGCCATCAGATAAAATTGCGTTTACATTTTCATCGGCAACGTATTTCCCATTAAGAAATCCGTTTGTCTTTGGGGCTTTGTACACTTCAAATTCTCCACTTTCATTTTTTGGGATTTGAAGCGTTTCACCGGTTTTTTCGCCAGTAAGTTTGTACTGGTCATCTTTTAATGCCTCGTAGCTTGTTCCGGTCGCCTTCCCCCAAACTCTGTGTTCGACGCCGTATTCAGCGCTTGCTTCAGCATCGACGGTTTGTTTTTTTGCGGTCGTTGTTAATTTCTTTTTAGAACTCCCAAACTTTCCGCTCTCGCGCATTGCATCCGTCAGGCTTTGCCCGTCTTTGATAAACACGCGGCGACCGCCGATCGTACGCCAAACGCCGCCTTCGTCTGCCATGCCAATCCACACTCCCTTATTGCAAAATAAAAAAAGAGCCAACCTGTAAGATATCCTTACAAGTTGGCTCTTCGTGCCACTTCCACGTGCTCGATTGCACTATGGGCGCTTATTTATTTATAATTATTTTACCACATCACCGTGCAAAATGGAAGAGAAATATTACTTTTTCAGCTCTTTTGCTTCGATAATTTGCGCTTTCACGCTTCCGTCTTTCATTTGCTTTAACTGCACGCGAAGCCCGGCGGCAAGGGCTTTTTCAATGGCGGATTTGAGCTTTTCATCTATCATACAGCACTTTCGTCCTTTCCCATTGAAGCGGCAACCCCGCCGCTTCACTAAAAGACTTATATTTGGCGTTCAGTCTTACAAGTTTCGCTTTTGCGGCATAATATTCGTCCTTTTGCTCACTTGCCTTATACGCTGTTACAAACCTTTTCTGCTTGATAATCTGGCGTTCAACACGCCGTTGCATCTGCGTCGCCTCGTATGCGGTATAGTTCTTACCGTCAAACTCGCAGCCGAGGTCATCATCAATATGGGCAAGCTGCTCATCTGTGTATGTGCGCTCGCTTACGCCCTCAACCCAAACGTTGCGGCGGTGGCGGCAGTTGGCTCCTTCGAGTCCATCAACGGCCCCAAGTCCGCACACATCGTAAATGCTGGGGTAAATGTCATTGCTACGAGTGGAATATACGAGGCCTTGCCATGCTTTGTGAGATGACCACGGTGATTTGCCCGGAATATCGCGTGCGCCCGCATGGGCAGAAACCTCAAAATATGGGGTCTCAAGATATTCTGCCGACTGCTCCGTATACTTCGCGCAAATTTGATTTACACCTGTCATAACGGCGCGGCGGGCGGCTACATCGATCTGGTCACGGTGGCCGCTTTCGTAGTCAACGACCTTCAATCCGCTGTCGGCGAGCTGCTTTACCGCCGTTTTGATTGCCTGATTGTAGTTGATCGCGCCGCTCTGCACCTGCATCACCGCATTATCAAGCGCCCATTGGTACGCTTTGGCAGGGGGCAGCATTGTGCGCCCAGCGTCCACTAAAAAGCCCATTGAGCGCGTTATGTTGCGCATTGTTTGCTTCGTCTGCTCGTATATTGCCCAAGTATCCTCTACGCTTACCAGCGTTTCCGGCTGTGTGATGTGCGCAAGGGCGATAAGCTCGGTGTAATACTTCTGGTTGCGCTCCACCACATCGTCTATCAGCTCGTTCAGCTTTTTCTCGCTGATGCCGGTGGCCTTGCGTATGGCGTTCTCAATCTCTTTTAGGTCGATGCCGTGTGACCGCAGCGCCTTGATGTCCTGCACCGTGACCTCGTTCAGCTCGTCCCGCAGTTTCATCCGGGAGCATATCTCAATCAGCAGCGTGTCCTCAAGTCCACGGTACAGCTCCGCCAGCTCTTCCGGCATGGCATCCAGCAGTTCGGGGGTGAATGGGTACTTGCTCATCTTAAATGTCCCAAAACTACCCAATTAGGGTTTTCATCTGTGCCAATGTTTACCCAAAAAGTACCGGGGTTTTCTCCATAGCCCATTACTCCACCTCCCCAATGTCAAAAATATCTTCTATGTTTACATTAGATTTTGCAATAATTCTCCCTTTGCCGACCGCATAAAAATCGAGCATGTGTCCGTTCAGAAATCCAACAAAAAAGCCATTCGGCCAAATAGGTGGATTGTCGCAAAGTACAGACAAATTCGATATTTTTCGCATGTGAATGCCAAAAGAATATTCCTCGCGAAATTCACATGCCGTATTAAATGTAAAATAATCACATTCCGGCACAATTAAAAGCATTTTGGTGATTGTGACATATCTTGTGCAACAGTTCAGGCTCGACAAAAAAGATTTTACCATTCTTATGTAATCCACCTTTTACTCTGTTTCCGTGTTTGGCTCATCCGTCATGTCCTGCATCTTCGGCAGCGCCGCCTTCGCGGTCGCCTCGTCCTCGTTCATCCACCGCATGCGAAACTCCCAATCGTTCATGATACCTGCGTTGAGAAGCTGCATATCACGGGAAAAGTCGGTTTGCTTGTCCTCAATGATGCTGTCATCGAAGTCGATGGAAATCTCCACGTCCTCATTTAGCCCAGCATTCATGGCCGTGTTGCCCATCCGAAGCAGGATGCGACACAGCTCCACCAGTGCTTGTTCCAGAGCGATCTCCATCTTTTTGATTGTGCGGAACATGGTAGAGTTTTCGCTGATGACCTGTGTGGCAGTTGCAATGCTTGTCTGATCGAATTTGTAATGATTCTCGCCAAAGCCGCATTTGCTCGACAATATGTTGAGCATATCTTGCATACCGGTGTTAAACTCTGCTGTGCGCAGCGTCATATCGACCTGTTGCAAAATGTTTCCATCAGATGCGCGATCTTCCGGGAGAACGTAGTAAACCGTTTCGCGCTTATCAAAGACCGGCCTACCGTTGACGTCCTTGGTTGCTTCCGGCTGTACCACGATGCGCTTTTTCCCCAGCACAAACTCATTCACATAACTATCGTATGTAATATCAACGCTTTTGAGCTGGTCGATGGCGGAAGCGAACACTGCAACGCCCATAGGGTTATCTTCATCAGAGTTCGCAATGTTCAGACGGTCAATGACAAACTGCGGCTTGGCGCTTCCTGTGTGGACAACAGGGGGAATTGCTTCAAATCCTCTCACGCTGGTTAATGGGACTTCCTCCGCATCGTACAGGTGGTTTTCAATGTCGTATTCGCCACCGTTCAGCCGATGCACCTGAATGTAGATGTATTCCGTATCATCAACTCGTTTTGTCCATGCAAAAGCGCACTCACGAATAATGCCATTGTCCCACGTCAACGGGTAGATGTTTGCAGCGGTTACATAGTTGATATGAATTCTTCCGGGGTTAACGATCTCTGCTGTATCAGGGTCAACGCTCATATCCTCCATGATTGGAACATAAGCAACTGTACCAACACCGGGGAATGTGAACTTGTCGAGATTTTCAAAGTTAATCATAAACTTTTACCTTCACAACGCCGAACACGATGTTATTTCTTTCTTTTTCGCTTTGCAGCATTCCACTTATCAATAATATCTCGCGCTGATTTTGCCGTTTTTGCGGTGTTGACTAAATAATCGCTATCTTTTCCTGACTTTGGTTTATGGCTAAAATCGTAGATACCGTAGCTACTACCAACTTTCGCAATCGTTTTACCGCCGTAATCCGTGACTTTGAAGTTTTCTCTGAGTTTTGTTTCATACGCACTTTTAGCTCCAATGCCGCCACCGGCTCCACCTCTACCGCCCATTACTCTACCTCCTGTTGCTGTTCAGTTACCATGTCCTGCGCCGTTGGTAGCGCAGCTTTCGCAGTATCTTCATCTTCGTTAAAGTATTTCGCTCGAAGTTCCCACGGGTTCATCACTCCGGCGCTTGTGAGTTGCAAATCTCGGGAAAATTCCTTGTCTTTCGTCTCCTGATCGTCAAGGATGCTGTCACCCCAATCGTAAGTGGCCTCATAATCTCCAGCAGGTGCCAACCCGTACAACGAAGCATACACGTCCATTGCGTAAATCAGTGAATCGAATGTATGTGCAAGCGCCGCCTGGATACTGCTAACCAGCACATACTTGCGCTGCTTGCTGCTTCGAATCTCAGTCGCGGTTTTTTCAATCGTTTGCGGGTCGGAAATATCTCCATATGAAAGGCCAATATTAAATTCAACACGCCGAAGAGTATTCTGAAACCCGCGATAAATCGCATCATCCCTAATCTGCGGCTCGATGTGCTGGAAAAAATCTCCATTCGGAGAGAACGGGCCGATTTCAAACAGGCGCTTGTTGAACATATCCGCCGTGCTGGATGTTCCGTCCATCAACACCTTACGCTCGCTCGACTTATATTCCCAGCGCAGACGCTCCCACTGCTCATCCGCTTGCTTGATAAGCTCGACCGTCGCCGCATCGCCATAAATGGACATACCGCACATGCTGTTACTATCTGCAGTGTTAGCAATAGGCGGCTTAAAATAAGCAAACAATGGTCCGTCTACGTTCTCAATGGTCACTTCCGGCTCAATGTCCGCCCACTCCGGGATATCCGGAAGTTTCGCGTCTGCACCGACGGAGCCGGACGAATCGCTATAGTACGCCTTGTTTTTGATGGTATAGGTCGTACCGTTCAGCTCGTGGGATTCGAGCCTAACGTAGTACGTTCCATTCACCTTGACGGGCTTATCCTTAAAAACGCCGCCAATGCAGCGACCGGACGGGTCAAACTTTGTCGGCTGAAAGCCCGCAGCGCCGGTAACATCCACAAGCATATTGTCACCGTAAATATACGGCTTCAACGCCACACCACCAAGCGCAAGGCCGAGTTCTAATGCCCGATTAAAGTTTTCTTTTGCTGTCTGAAAATTTTCGTTCAGGTAATCTGCGCGCTTGCTGCCGGTGATGTTTGCTGTAAATTCAACCAGCGTCGGCCTTGCCACTTCTCGGCAAATCGCAGCGGGCAGGCCTACCGCTTTCACATCACAGTTTTGCCACGGTGGGGTATTGACCATCATCGCATACCACAAACCGATATGCTGTTCCATCGTAAGGCTTACGGCGGGAGATACGCCAAATTCCCGCTCGGCGACCGCCTGCGGAAAGAAAAAACGTTTTACTGTATTTACAATGCCATTCACTAAGCCCATATTTTTATCTCCTCAACTTTACGGAGCTGCTTGCATACATAGGATTTTCAACTGCAATTTCTCGGCGCAGAACCGTCATAACAAAATACCTAACAGCGTCGAGGACGTGATCATTCTCTTTAATGACTTTATCTTCTGCCGCGTCCTTATCCCAGCTATAAAGCCCAAACTCATCAAAAGCGTGCGTGCAGCTTTCATGAAATTTGATTCGCCCCGATTTGATACACGCAGCCGTTAAACGGATCCCATCAAGAACATCGTTATTTGCTTTCCAAACAGCAAACTTCCCATGTCTACGGATGCACTCCGAAAATGACGCGGCGCTGGGGTCAATGACGATTCGCTCAACATTATATCCGTCTGCAAACCGTTCCAAATCTTGATAATATTCCTCGTCTGTCTTCTGCCGATTGGTGGCTCGCCCGCTGTGATAGTATTCTTTCTCCATTACAGCGCGGCCTTTATCCATGCGCCACAAACAAAAGACGGTAGGATTTTGCGTGCCGTAGTCGCAGGAAATATAATACGTTCCCGCGCCGCCCGTTTCGTTCGTGACGTTTACTTCTTTGGCGAACATCGGATATACCAGACCCTCGGCCACCACCCACATGCCGCGAATGTACCGATCATAAAACACGCCGGAAAACATTGCTTGATAGCGTTCCAGCGTCTTTTGAGACAAGCCGGGATTGTCCGTCATTTCAAAATGCAGATACAGCGCGTTCCGCTCTTTGCTCCGCTGTATCCACTCTGTATAAAACCAGTGCTGCGGGCTTCCTGGGTTGCAGGAAAACCACAGCTTTGCGCCATCTACTGAACAGCGGGTCAATGCCTGTTCCACGAACGAGCGCGGCATAAGCACCACCTCGTCCAGCAACACGCCTGCCAGCGTGCGGCCTTGGATCAGCGTATAGCTGGCCTCGTCCTTTCCTCCGAACACCTCAAAGTAATTCGTCACGGCTCCGCGCCGCACTTCCATCACCTTGTCGCCGCGCCGCCAGCGTATGATATAGCGTTCCTTCGCAAGGCTCATCGCCGTGAACGGCACGATGATGTTCTTGGTGCAGCTATCCACCGTGCGGCCACACACGCCGAAACGCTGACCACTGAAATTCTCCATCGCCCAGTGGACGAACGCCCACATCATGATGGAGGTTTTGCCGGAACGCACAGCGCCGTCACAGATCAGCGCGTCATACTTGGAATAGGGGAAAGCGAGGATTTTTGCTTGCTTTGGGCTAATCATGTGGCATAAATACAACTACCATAGACGGAAATGGAGCAGAATTTTTACTTCCGCCGAATTTTAATCGTCCTCTAATAAACCGAATTTCCACATTGTTTCTTTTGTATATGTAATCGTGGAACCATTTTGTATCTGTTCTGGCAGGAAGTAGCATTACGACGGTAGCCCCGCTAACGGATGCAAATAACGCTCGCCTCCCCCATTGCCCGATGCCGCGCCCATATGGAGGATTGCACCACACGGTTCCTTTCCACGGATGTTCCAGTCCGTCTTGTTCCTCCGTATAGAACTTGTCGCATTTTGCATTTTCTGGAGTTGCACACACATCAAGTGTAAATTGAAATTCATTATTCAGTTTATCAAACAAATCTTGTGGCGTTTCCCATAAGTCTGTTTTACTAGAAAACATTAATTCTGTATTCATGTGTCACTCTCAAGCTCCTTTGCCATTTCCTTTAGGCTCTGACTGAGCGCGTCTTCCTTTACCGTGTCGGCAGGACTGCCGCCGATCATCGCCCACTTGTCGATCAGCGTTCCCATTGCCGTGGTGATCTGGCTGAGATTTGCCGCCGCCAGCTTTTCGGGGTCGTTGAGCATTTCAAGCCCCTTACCGATGAACGAACACACAAGGTCTTTGTGGTCGTTCATGTATTCCATCACATCGGCGGTGTTCTCTTCCTTTTTTTGTTCGCACTTTTCCACAATGTCGGCATTCGCCCGCACAAGGTTCTTAACGGTTGTTGCGGACACTCCGTTGATTTTCGCTGTGGCGCAATAGTTGTTCGTCTGCACATAGTCCGCCAGTATTTTCTTTTTCTGCCGGTCTGTCAGACGCGCAGCCATGTCATCACCTCGTCGCTCTCGCGCGCAAAATGTCGCTCTCTCTCTTTTCTTTTGGGGGATTATAGGGGGTAAGATAATACGGGGGTTGCAAGGGGGAGAAGAAGAAAGGGGGAACAAGGGGGCTTTTCTTTTCTCTCTCTGAGCTATGCGTTTGCTTGCATTTGCTTACATTTGCTTTGCTTCTGATTGCATTCCTTGCGTTAATTGCTGTCGTGCTGCGGTCTAATTTCATCCGCCCGTCACAGTCTATTACCGCTTTGATACGCCGATAAGCGTTGTCAAATTATTTTTGCTACCAGCCCCCGCCCCTTGGCCTTACATAGCAGACTTTACCCGCCCCGAAGGGCCACAACGCCGCCCACATTTGGCGTTATTCTTTCCATTGGACGTCTTTCTCGCTTAGATTGTCACACGCTACCGACAACTACGCTCCGAAAAGTCGTAGCCCCTATTCCGTCAGGTCAAACCGGTCTTGACGCATCAAGACAAGCGCAGTTTTCAGCGAGCTTTGTCATTTCCATGTGAGCCATGACGACAACGGTCTCACATTGTCCGGGCGCTACCCGGCCACTGGCACAGACGGTGGGGCTCGGACCCACGACATACCGGCTCACGAAGTCCGGTGCTTTACCAACTGAGCTACGTCTGCGTATGTCCCCGCTGGGCCACATCGTTGAGAGGTGCGCGGGGTCCTGTGCCGCATGAGAGGTGCGACCTCTCGGCCCTGATCGTGGGCTGCATCGTGCGTGCGGCAAATCGCGGGGGGGCGGTGTGAAAAGATGAAAAGCACCGCGCCCCGCTATGGCGCAGGAGGTAAACGCCATAAATGAGAGAACCGCAAAGGCTTTTACACCTCTGCGGTTCAATTTTCTCATGATTGCAATACCCTTACTCACTTATAAGTGAGTTTTGCAAAATATTTTTATAAACTTTTTGGATAGTCCGACCTGCCAAGCAGGTAGTCAATCGACACGCCGAAATAATCAGCAATGCTTATCAGCGCGTCCATTGACGGTTTCTGCGTCCCCATCTCATAGCGCTTGATGGTGTTACGGTTCAGCCCGCACAGCTCAGACAGAACGCAGCGCGTTAATTGCTGGCGTTCGCGTAACCTCCGCAGCCGATCAGGAAACGTGCTCATCGCATCACCTCAATCATCTCCCGCGCTGTTGATCAGCCTGTCAAGATAGAATCTCGCCTTTCGCAGATCTTCCTTGCCGTTTTTCAGCGGCCAGCGCCACATGTACTTGAGCACCTGTCCCGTCAGCCATGCTTGCATCGGGTCTTTCTGGCACGTCAATGCGGCCGCAATGGCGTCGATGCACTCGACCCCTCCCGCCGTGTAATGCGCGGGGTGACTTACATTGTCATGCTCGATGCACGGGCTATTGGCAGGTGCGCTCCCTCTCGGCGGTGTACTCCATTTAAACGGATCGTTACTCATGGCGCGCCACCTTCCGCTTCACCCACGCCCACAGGTTTCTCCACGGATGGGATTCTGCGTAATTGGCGCGCTGCTCGGCGTTGTAGCGCTTGTCACGCATTACATCAATGACCGTCCCCTTAAAAGCAAGATCGTCGTTCGCCCGCCCAAGCGCCGCCTCAGTATCGGCGAGCTTATTTCGCAGCACATCTGCGTCCGCTTTCAGGTTTGCGATCTCGTTCTCTCGGGTGATGGCCTCGCCGTTCATCTGGTCAAGCTTTTCCGTCAGCGTGCCGATTTCTCCGCGCAGTTTTTCATTTTCCTCGGCCAGTTTTACTCCGGCCTTAAAATGTGCCGCCGCCTCGGCTTCCGCCGCTTCCTGCCTTTCGGTGGCTTCCTCCACCATCTTCGCCATCTGGTCTTTGGTGTACTTCTTTACGTTGATGCTCATAGCTTGGCTCCTTCCATTTTCATCTGTTCTTCCCGTCCCCGGTCGCTCACGATGCTCACGACCTTGCAGTCACCATATTGCTCAATATCCATGGCGATGCGCTCCTTGATGCCCTGCGCGTCAGCGGCGGGGACGTTGGCTTTAATCGTGATCGTCAGCATATACGTTCCCTTTCACGTGCTCTTTCCACCACAGATATTCTTTGCGCTCTCGTCGATATTCAAAAATCAGGCTTTCCGCCTTGCAGATATCGCGGAATCTGTTGCTTGCTGCAATCCATGCAGTCTCAACCAGCCACCATAAAAAGCATAACGCTGCAAGAATCGCTGCAATGCCGCCAATCGCTATAAAGAACATTCCAACGCCTTCAACAAAAGATTCCATTCGTTACACCTCCTTCGGCTCGCCGTAGCTGCAAAAATCGGTGCTGCCCACATTGCGTCTATTACATGGCGCGCGCCTGTTGTGACACGTCAGCGTCCCCGGCTTACCGTATCGCTGGGTAAGCTCTGACGGCAATGTGCTGTGCGCGCAGTCCTTGCACCGCGTCACGACCACAGCATCGACGGTGGGAGCAGCGGCCACGATGGGCAAAGCAATTTCGTCCCTATCTGCGTTGTCGTACCACGGCTCGTCATCAAGCTTTTCCCATAGCACGTCGCCATCAATCAGCCGCATCGCTGTCACCTCCGTCCATTTTTGCAGAGTTCTCCACAAAGTTGCGGACTCTGGCCGCGCAGGAGAGGCACAGTTGTTTCTCCGCAGAAAATGGTGTCTTAAAATTCACAACGCCGTAGTGATTGAAATCCAGATTCACACCGTCAACCTCGTAGTCAATCTCGCGCCCGCACATATCACAGAACACTTTAACCATCAACTATTCCCTCCGTCCATCTTGGCCCCGCAGTAATAGCAAAAACGGCACTCATTCTCAAAGATTGCATCGTGTGCATCATCTGTCGGAATATCCACGCCGCAGTTTGAGCACTTTCCATCTACCCACCGCCCATGCACCACCGGCGCAACGTCAGCGGCGGGAATGCTGTAAAAGTCCTCCGCTAAATCGTTATAGGCGTCTGCGTAGATTCCGCTTTCCCCGCCAAGCTCTTCAAACGCTTTTTGACATTCTTCCGATTGCTCACGGATATAAGCGATTGCCGCCTTGCGGCTTATGTATTCATCCATTGTCAGCCCTCCTGTTCCATGCTTCGATTGCTAATAGATAATTCAAAAACCAATGTGTTCTCGGTTCGATTGGACAGCCTCTATTTGGGCAGCATGCCCGAAAGCAGTGACCGTCTCTCTGCATAACGCCCTTGCCGCCGCAGAAGGGGCAGGGTTTCAGGTCAGTCATCCTTCATCGCCTCCAATGCTCTTATATCCGTCTCTGTCAATGTGCGGTTGCTTGCAATATATGTTACAGCCTCACTTCTGTTTTGGCAGGCTACACACTCACACCTATTGCAACTACTTGACGTGTTTTCTCGAAAAGGGCATGAATAATTAAAGCAATCCACTATTTCATCGCCTCCAATGCCGCTTCCGCCTCCTCGCGGGTCAGGAATACGGTCTTGCCAAATCCGTTTAGCGATACGCCATACTCCCGCCCTCTGGCGCCTATTGGCTCAAGGCCAATAAAGCCGATTTTATTGCCCATACCAATCTGCTTGACCTCGCACTCGCTTATATGCTTATCCGTGTCCATCAAGGCGAACACCCGCTGGCCCACCTTGCACGGCAGCACCACCAGCCGCCCGTCCTTGTCGGCTTTCAACAGCTCCCGAATCCGTTCTGCCTTTGACGTGTCATCGCTAAAGGCAGATTCAATGATGACCTTTGCGTTTTCGCACTGTTCCGGCGTCAGTCTCGTGTCCTCGTAGGCGGCGAGGCGATTGATGATGTCCCGGATATCAGCGTCGCTGTAAGCTTCGATTAAGTCCCCAGATAATTTGCTGATATACGGCTCTTTCGGGCGATACGTCAGTCGTTCCATCACTCCGCCTCCTGCATCTTACTAATCACTTTTCGAATCACATCGCCGCCGTAAGCGTCTTTTGTCAGCTCCAAAAACTTCGTCAGTGTCATCATGCCATGCTTGAGGTCTACACCGTGGTCTCGGGCAAACTGCTTTCGCCCCATGTCGCATGAGCCGGTCAAGCGATGATGCCAGTCGTAAAAATACTGTGTCGGATATGCTTTCTCTCGGTCTGTTTCGCGCAGAAACGTATCAATTCGTTCATCTTCCGGCATATCCTCGAAAAGCTTGTCTCGCAGTGCCTCCATTGCTTCGCGCAGCGTTTCCCCGTGTGCAAAAACATTGTCTTGCTTGACGATGTAGCACGGCGTGAGCGTCAAATCACCGTTCAGGATTGCCCCGTGCGCGGTGTTGCCGCGCACGGAACGAATCAGCGTATTGACACCGTCGATTTTATAGACAGCTTCCCCATTGAAGTTTTTAATGCCGTAGCCGTCGCCGGAGCCGGAGCCGTAGCCGGAGCCGTCGCCGGAGCCGTAGCCGTCGCCGGAGCCGTAGCCGGAGCCGTAGCCGGAGCCGTCGCCGGAGCCGGAGCCGTCGCCGGAGCCGGAGCCGGAGCCGTAGCCGGAGCCGGAGGTTACTGACAGGAATGCCTTGACCTTATCATCAAGCGTCATCTCTTCCACTCCTTTACGCCGCGAAGCGATACCGATGCATCATCCGTGCACGGGATGATCTGGATTGCTCCCATCACGGTCATTTCTGTGACCGTCACGGTAAAACGGCAGTTGCCCGGTGCTTTTGTGCCGTCCTGCGCCAGCTGTTCCACAGCGAATGCACCTTCCCAGCTCCACAGTTTACGCACCTCGGTCATGGTGACCTCGGAGCCGTTGCGCTCCTTGATCTTGCCGAAAAACACGCCTGCGCGGTCGCAGCGAACGATGTAGTCCTGATTGTTGTTCATGATGAAATTCCTCCTGATTTTTGTTAAAATTTAAAGCTCTCTCTGAGCTTCTTCCCGTTGAAATCGGCCTCCGCCGTAAAGTAGCGGCGCGCCTCGTTGATGTAGACGACGCGCCCGTGCGCAGTCATCTCTTTCATGGTCACGCTCATAATGCCGTTGCTGCCCTCAAATGCGGCAGGCTTCCAGCTAAATGGTTCTCCAACGCTCATACGTCCTCCAATTTCATAAAGCATCCCCAAAAGGTCTGCGATTTTTTGCCGCTATGATGTCCAAAAAGAGGGCGTTCGCCGATTGCCGCCCAAACATCTGCGGCGGGGATTTGCGTTTCCGCCCACTTGAATATCAGCACGCCGTCCGGTTTCAGCACGCGCATGCACTCGCGAAACCCGTCGTGCAACATCTTCGGCCAGTCTTCGCCGAGCCGCCCGTATTTCTTCCGCATCCACGCATTTTCACCTACGCGGCGCAGGTGTGGCGGGTCGAACACGACGAGCGAAAACGTATTGTCTGGGAAAGGCAAATCCGTGAAGTCGCACTGAATGTCCGGATGAATAACGCACTTGCGCTCGGAATCGTGTTTAGTGCTCGTCCAGACCCCAGAACACTCTTCGTCGCGGACGTCGCAATAGACCGCGGCCGGATGCTGCTTGTTGAACCAAATCGTTCTGCTCCCGCAGGTCACGTCAAGGATTTTCTTTGTCATCATGCGTCCTCCCTAACGTCTCCGCCCCATTGCTCCGCCATGGCTCGGGCGATGCCGGGGAAGGTCTTTGCGCGGTTTTTGGCCCTATCCGTGGTAAACATACCTTTATGCTGTTCCCCATGCTTATGACTATAGCTGCCGCTCGGACACCATGTTGCTGTCGGCTCAACAATATTGGTCGGTTTCAACGGCTGTACACCACGCTCCCACAGCAAGGTTTTTTTGCTGAACGGGTGTCCGTATTGATAGGGCTGTATGGCTTGGGTTGGTTCTGGATACTCAAACACTTTACTTGGTGTCGGATTTTCAATTATAACCTTGTCACAGTCGGCTGCCCATATTGCCAAAAACAACGCTTTGCCGCAAAGCCCTTCATAGTAGCGGCGAAGATTTAACCTGCCGCCTTTATACAAATGTCTTGCCCCGGCATTGCTCGTTTTGGTACACGGAGGGAAAGCGATAATCATATCCCATCGCCCCACATCATGCACCTGTCCGTCCATTGTGGTCACTTGCCCCCCCTCTATGGCCTTAAGCGCATCGCCAAGGATATGCCACTCAGGATGCCCGCCGGACGGGTCCTGAATGTCGCAGGAATATGCCTCATGCCCCAATGCGCGGAACGCCTTACATACTTCCTGCGATTCCTCGCAGGCAACTAAAACCTTCATCGTCTCCCCTCGCATTCCCCGAACAGCTCCCGAAACGTCATTCCAGTCAAATCCTCCAGCGCGAGCAGCAGCCGCACCGTTGTATCGCGGTCGCCGCGCACCCCCGCCGACACCGTAAACTGCGACGTACCGAGGGATTGTGCAAGTTCTGTTTGGTTATAGTTCGTCTTTTCCAGCGCCTCCTTGAGCACTGGATAAGCGCAGAACTCAAACGGCGTTTTCGGTCTCACGATTTTGCTCATGTGTGTACCTCCCCGAAAGCCTCTTCAAATGTCAGCCCCGTCGCAGCAAGGATTGCCTTGATAACGCCGATGCTGAATTCGTTCTTCCCCGTTGTCCATCGCCACACGCAGAGCGGGGAGACGCCGATCTTCTTGTTCAACTCCGGCGGTGTCATGCCCGATGACTGCAAGGCTTTCTTGAGCTGCGGATATACGACCGTCTTAAACGGCACGTGGTTCGTGTTCTCACTCATTTTCCTGCACCTCTCCGAGCAGCGTCCCGACGGTCACGCCCAGTGCTTCGGCAATGTACTGATACGTCGGCATGTAGCTGATGCATCGTCCCTCTCTGAGGTTTAAGATGCTACTGCGCGATAATCCAGCCTTTTCTGCAAGCCCCTTGATACTCATGCCCCGCAGCGCACTCCATTTCTTGATGTTCTCGCCGATCTCTTCCGGCGACAGCATGCCTTTTTTCGCCGGTGGGGATTCCGCCAGAATATCGCTCAACGTCAAGCCAACGCATTCGGCGTATCTATATAGCGTCGACACCTTCGGATAGCTCGCGCCCTTTTCGAATTTGGCAATGGTTGACTGTTCTGTGCCCATCATATCGGCCATCCGAAACTGGCTGATATTTCGCATTTTGCGAATATTTTTGAGCCGTTCGCCCAACTCTTTTTCTGTCAACATCTTTTCTTGCTCCCTCATTTCAGCCGTTGATAGCGCCGCGTCTTGAAATGGCGCGCGCTCAAGTAATCGTCTTTCTCCTGCGCTTCCCGCTGCTCTTCATCCCTCGCCGCGTTGTACTTGGCGATATCCACCTGATAGTGCGGGCACTCGCTGTGACAGCCCGGATGCCTCACAGGCGGCTTGCAGCTGTGGCAATGCTCAAATGCTGTCATCTCACACCTCGCGGATCGTAATGCCGTACTTCGCCAACATCTCGTTTTTCTTTCTTAGATACATTTGCGTCCGTTTCCCTTTGACGTCTTCAACCTCTTGTATCCAGTAAACTTGCCCATTGCAGTCAGGCTTGGTTGGCCGCTCATAGACAAAATCCGCAAAATATCGCTCTGACTTAACGTGCGCTCCATCCGACTGAATGTAAGGCTCTTGCAGCGTAAACGCTCGTTCTATCTGCAAATTGCGGATAAGCCCTCGTCTCTCCATCAAAGCCAACTCGTCATAACGCCTCGCCTCTTTGGCGCTCTTGAATTTATGCACTTTTCCGTTTGGCATGACGCGCGGGGTAAATTTACTCCTGTACTTACTGCGCTTTTCCCGCTTCTGCACCTCGCGCACGGCCATCTTTGCCATGACCTGGGCTTGAGCGTCCTTGCCAAGCTGCGAAATATCAATGCCCATTGCTTCCCTCCATTTCGGCAGCAGCCGCGTCCCACGTCATCCCGTGTTCCCTCGCATAACGCGAAACGCTCGGCATAAATGCCTCCTGTTCGGCTATCTTCTCGATGTATGGCTTCATCCACGCTACCGAGACGCGCGGGGAAACTGCGCCCCTGATTTTTGCCAGCACTTGGCCGACTTTCGGGGGGAATCCCTTCGCATCCTCGGCAATCATCGCATTCACTGCGTCCATCGCCTCGGCAGGGTCTTCACTGCCCAGCATGTCCGACCAGAGGGAAACCAGCTCTTCGGCTTCTGCGCGGGTCATCTTGGCGTAAGCCTGCGGATAAGCCTGTTTTAGCCGCCCTAAAAGGCTAATTACGTCAGATCTTTCCACGGTTCTTTTCCTCCTCCAGCATCTCAGCGAATACATCGCCGCCCGGCCGTATCTGCGGTGCTTTATTGGCCCATCGTTCCCACTTCTCCGCATTTCTGCAAGCCGCTTTCCAGTCTTTCATGGGGGTCTTGCCGACCAACCACCCTTTTGACTCGTAAAAGTCGATGAACCCCTGTGGGTCTACGGGCGATTGGCGTTCAGCCACATAGGACTGAACCTCTGCGAGTGTGGGGGGCGTGAAGCGCTTCGCGCGCGAAATAACACCTTGTCCTTGTCCTTGTCCTTGTCCTTGTCCTTGTCCTTGTCCTTGGCTTTTTTTGGTTTCTAAAAAACCGCTTTGGTTTTTTTGGTTTTCCTTGGTTTCCAAAAAACCGCTTGTTTTCGGCGGTCTGCCGCCCTTTTTGCCGTTCTCTCGGTAAACATTGGAGGCGGCTTCCTGCGCCTTTATGGACTCGTCAATATCCCGCTGAATTGCGGGCCAAATAAACCTTTCGGGGCCTTCAAACTTCGGCTGTTCTCCGTTTTTCCGGTAAGCGAGCATCGCCCGGACGATAGCCCCGATCGACTCGTCGTCATACTCGCGGAAATAGTCCTCGTAGCTCAGCCAGAGCTTGACATATTCCTTGCTCTCCGCCATGCCGTCACCGCCTTAAAACGGCAGCTTGCCGTCGTCCTCGCCGATCTCTGCAAAGCCGCCTACGGCGCTCTCTGTGGCGTATTGCGGTGCGGCAGTATCGTTACCCTCCGGGCGCCTGTTGTCTGCGAAATACACGCTGTCAGCCTGCACCTCGTAGCTCCTGCGCTTGTTGCCGTTCATGTCCGTCCAGTCGCGCATCTGCAAGCGCCCCTCGACGCCGATCAACCGCCCGCGTCCGGCGTAGTTGCAGAGCACTTCTGCCGTTCCGCGCCACGCTACAATGTCGATCCAGTCTGTGCCGCCCTCCTTGCCGTTGCGGTCAACGGCAAGAGGGAACGACACAACGGATACGCCGCTGTTCGTTTTTTTCAGCTCCAAGTCACGACCGATGCGTCCCATCAGGCAGATTCGATTCATGCTCATTTCAATTCCTCCTCGCTTTGGTGTTGGTGCAGATAGAGCACGTGGCTCTTGCCGATGGCGGCGTTTTGGGCGATCCATGCGTGCGCCTGCTCGCGGGATAGATGGCTCTCCATTGCGCGGCTCTCATAGCTGAATTCTCCCGCTTCCAGCTTGCGCTTCATGCGCTCCTGTATCTCCTCTTCGCCGTAGTTGGCTTCGATCAGATAAAGGTCATAGGCCAACGCAGATACCCCATTCAGCGACGCGCAGTCCGTCGCATAGAAGACGTTGTCGAACCCGTCCGATTTCTCGCCGTCTGCAAACTGAATATGCCACGCACAGTTCAGAACATCATGCGGAATTGAGTCGTACCATACATAAGCGGAAGTGCTTTCGGATAAAAGGTAGAACAGATCGTGACGCTGCATAGCCTCATCGGTCACGCGGCGGTCCACGCCGATGCGTCCCATCGGTTCCATGAGCCACGGAGGGACGCACCAGCGCAGCGCAGGGTGCAGGAAGTGCAGGCGCTTGATGGTCTCGGGGTTGAAGTGGTCTCCGTGAATGTGCGTCAGCAGGACGAGCTTCAATCCCTTGCAGTACGGTTCAAGTTCCCGAAAGGGAACGCCGCAGTCAATGAGGATTTCATCATTCAGCAGCACGGCGTTCCCCTTGGAGCCGGTCGAAATGACCTTGACCTTACAGATCATTCATACTCACCTGCTTGGGGGTGACGGTCTTTCCGTCGTCCAGCGTACCGAGGGCATCAGCGGGAGATGTCAGATCGTCCTTGACCTCGCCTGTGGTCTCGTCCACTTCGACGGTCGGGAGATCAAAATACTGATCGCGGCTCGCGCGTCCCTCTTTCAGTGAGGTATACACATTACGCAGGCGCACGATGCTCTGCGCCGTGAACGCTTCGGACTTGCAGCCGATGTACTTTTCAAGGCACTCCATCGGTACGCCGAAGTCGTCCTTGAACGCCTGCCCCATCTTGCGCACGCGGTCAATCATGGGTTCATCGCTCTTTCCCATCATTGTCTTGGTACACGCCGCAAGAGCAGCATCCACCACGTCACCGGGAATAATGCCGAGAATGCACGCGCGCATACGGCGCGCGCCCTGATTGGCGACCATTTCATAAATGTCGCGCGGGTCGGTGAGGGCAACGCTGCCTTTCTTTGTGTAGCGGATATGCGGCACGGTGAAGATCTTCGTCTGGCGGGTGTTGGTCTCCAAATCCCAGCAGTAGGCCATGACGGTACTCTCGCCGTTCTTCTGCTCCAGCTCGGTAATGCCGAAGTCGAGGTTGCCCCAATTCTGCGCCATGACCTCGGCGAGACGGATCGACGGGCCGGTCACATTCTCGCCGCCGCGCGGGTATTCATAGATCGCGCGCTCGGCAAGGCTCTTGCGCTTGCAGGCGTTGAGAATGCGGTTGTTCGCTTCGATCTCGTCACGAGGGAAACGCTTGGCGACGACCATTGCCGCCTGCACTTCCTGTGCCTGACGGGAGATCATCATTTCGGTGTTCACGCTCTTGGCGCTCACAACTTCGGTGCTGTTGTAGGTCTGCATTTCGTTCATCGTAATGTCCTCCTCAAACAATCATTCGTACTGATAGCCATTGCTGACAAGGAATTGCTTCAAAAGGCGTAGGCGCTCGCGCGTATCGGTCACGCGGAACGACACCGTGAGGCGTTCGACCGCCGCCTGCTCCACGCGCTTCGGGACGACCTGCGGGGCCGCTGCGCCGGTATCCTCGCGGACGGGTGCTCCGGCAGCACGGGCCTCCTCCATTTCCGTGCGGCGTTTCACGGCCTCGCGCTCTTCCTCGGCGCGGCGGTGACGCTCGTTGACAACGGAGATCGCAAGCGAGAGGTCGAGGTTCTTTTTGTACTCCACCATGATCTCCGGCGCGTTCTCGCCCATCGTGCCGATGGTTTTCATGTCCTGCGCCACGCCGTCCACCTTTAGCTTGATCTGCTCCATGAGCTTCTTCGGCGTCTTGGCTCTGGCGCTCGCCATATCGACCTTAACGCCGGTCTGCCCGAACGAAAGAAAGTCGATCTCGTTGACCGCGCACAGCTCCCGAAAATAGCCCAGCAGCATTTCCTCGCAGCGGCTCTTGATCTCGCTTTCCGTCGCGTCGATCTTGGCTTTCAGGTCTGCGTCGGCGCGCTTGTACGGGTCGGCGATGCACTCACGGTAGACGGATTCGAAGCTGTCGTACTTCTCCATGATTGCGGCTTTAATGGCCTTGCGCTGGGTCTCGGCATCGGCAAACTCGCGGTTCATTTCGGCGCGAATGTTCTTCACGCTGGTTAAGGTCTCGTCGGTGCAGACAAGGCTCATTGCCTCTGCGACGCGCTGCTCCGTCTGCTCCTTCCGGCTCATCAAATGCTCCTCAATCACGGGGAGCTGCGTCACTTTCATCAGGGTGTTATCCATCTTCGGTCTCCTCCAATTCTTCAAAATACATTTCCTCTGCGCCGCAGTCCGGGCAGAACTTTTCCGTCACGAGGGCATATCCGCGCTCGCCGTCAAGATTTTCGCGCCGCCGCATAACGTCCGGCTCGTCAAAAATGAGGTGGCAGCACATGCAGCGGTAGATCATTCCGTCACCTCCAAATACACCATCGCGCTCTGCACACCGAATACGCGCGCGGCCTGATGGTCGCTGAAAAACACGTCGATGTGGTTGCCGTTCACTCCGCCACCGCAGTCCTCGGCAATGTAGCTGTGCTGCGTGCCGTCCGGCCAGATCAGCAGGACGTGCGAGCCATAAGGGATAATGTCGGGGTCGACCGCAATCGTGCGTCCCTCGGTGGCCAGCGTGCCGGTCGCGGTGTAGCCGTTTGCCCATTTGCCGCAGCAGCAGCGTCCGGGGCAATAGGCCGTGAGCGTAAATTCACCAAGAAACACATCATCGCAGTACGCGTATTCCGTCGCTGGCTTGTCCCACGCAGGGTCATACGCTTCAACAGTGAGGTCGTCCGGCTCTTCAACGTCTTTCGCGTCAGCGCCGGTCAGTAGCAGCGCTGCCACTAAGAGAATCAGTCCTGTGCCCAGACACGCAGCGGCAATCAGTGCCGATTCGTCGGCCTTGCGCTGCTCTCTCGTGCGCTTGTCGTGCCGTCTCACCGTCTGCACCCCCTGTCGATGTAGGGCAGCAGATCATACAGCACCTTGCACACCGCGCACGCGCCGATGACGGCGAGCCCCGTCGTAAAGTCGCAGCCGTTGAGCG